GTCATGACCGACCGCTGGCCTGCACCGGCCGGGGTTGAAAAACCTGCATTGGACTGGTTCGCTTTCTACAGGGCGACAACACAGTTGCGACCAACGACAGACACTTGCGACCACGCTAGAAAAACAACCGCCGCGATCTGCGCGTACCAAGAGCGTAACGTCGGTTGACACAATCCATTGCCGAACGTCACGCTCGTCCTCAGTCAGCCGGACATTTCCCATCTCATCCGATGCCAACTGTCTGTCGTTTCCGGCCCCGACAGGTGCCCTCGGGCTGCCTGGCAAGGCCGCTTGCGTCTCATGGCGGCGGCCAACGTGTCCGCCGGCCGCCACGGGTGCCGGGCGTTACCCGGCGGTGTCATGGTGCACCTCATCGTTTCAAGGCTACTCTTTCGAGCGGTCCAGTAGCCCCTGAAAGCCCCGTAGAACTCGGCACGGGGCCACGCCGTTGTTGTCTCTTAAGATGTCTAAAGGCCCGCACAACGCTCGTGCCCGTCTGGGCCGATCCCGAGTCCGTCCACAGGCGAAAGGGGACCTGTGCTCGGCACGTCGGGGCCTCGGAGGTCGTCCGTTCGCGGCCCGTTACCGGCCCGTTAACGAGCCCTTGCGGACCCGATAAGGGGCGATCAAATCATCCCACGCCTTGCGGTCCACCAGGGACTGCTCGATGTAGCCCAGGAGACGATCCCTCTGCGGACCGCCGCCCAGGTCGCGGATCGCTCCGGCCGTGGCCAGGGCGTTGTCCTGGAGCGTCGCCAGACGCCTCTGGGTCGCCCGACCCCGCAACGTCGTGCGGAGATAGGCGATTGACACGCCCACGGCCGCCAGGACGCATAGCATGGCCACCAGCGGCCAGCCTGAGCCGCTGGCGGCGATCGTGACGGTCACCGGCTTCTGCGTGGTGGTCTGGGTGCCAGACACATCGCCCACGGCGGCTACCGGGGCAATCGTGGTCGGCTGACTTGTGGCGATCGCCGAGGGCTGGGAGGAGGCGATCGTGACCGTCGGGCTGGCCACGTCGCCGGCCTTGGCTTCCAACGACGGCGAGGCCACGTCGGCCTGGACGATCGGGGTGGTGATAGCCTTGGGGCCCACCTGGACGGCCCCATCCTGCACCGGGGCCTGGCAGCCGGCCAGCAGGCAGACCATCAGGGCGACACTCAGGACCGACAGGATCGTCGCGACGTTGGGCAACAGGACCTTGCCCATCTCGGCGGCGACGGACAGGACCGAGCTGACGGCCGAGGCGAACTGCGTTTCGGCCTCGAACTTCGCTCGGGCCTCCTGGCTGGCGGCGACGGCCGTGGCGACCTCGGGGCTCAACGTGGTGACGGGCACGACGTGCAATGTGACGGACGGCGCGGCGGGCAACGTGGCGGCGTTGACCTGGCCGCTGTCCAACGCGGACAGGGCGGCGGAAAGCGCCTGCTGCACGGCGCGGGCCTGGGCGATCTGCTGCGGGGTCAGTGTGGGGATGTTCATGGTTCGAGCCTCCCTGCTCGTGGTCGTGCGCCTGTCTGGGTTATTGAGCGGCCGGGGCGGTGGTCGGGGTCTTCGAGGAGGCCTCCAGCGAATCAATCACACTGGCGGCGATCGTCAGGGCCTGCTGCGCGGCGGTCTTGGCCTGATCCTCGGTCGAAAGTTTTTGCAGGCGGGCCTTGGCGTTGGCGGCCAGCTCCATCGCCAGCGCCCGCGTCTCGGCCCTGAGCGTCGCGGCGTTGGTCGCGGCGGCCGAGTCGGCGGAGCTGGAGGCCCCCACCGCGGCGCAGTACGCCTCGATCGCCGGCTGGGCTTTTTGCAGGTAGACGCCCAGGACCTGAACGTCGGCGGAGATGAACGCCCGCTCGGCGGGCGAGGTGCAGCCGACCAAATTCGCGGACAACGCCGAGAGGCACAACAGCAACAGGATCGATGCCAAAACTCGTTTCATGACTCACTCCTTTGAGTTAGGGTTTTCACTGAGGTCCACCGCGACGGGTCGGCCGGGCAGGAGGCCAGCGGGTCCATCCACAGCTCATCCAATACTCTGTGCGTCCGTCGGCATAGGAATCGCCCGTCCACAATCGTGAGTTGGTCGCACTTCTGGCACTTCCGACGGCGGCGGCGAATGCGCCTCATCTCCGGCGTGGGGCGCGTGTCCGGCGCAGCCGAGTAGGACGCGGCCAGTTCGCGCTGGAGTTCGGCCGGGGTCTTGTCGCCGCCACAGCAACCCATCAGCGGTTCCTCACGAAACATTGAATCCCGTCATACCAGGTATTCGGGTCCACCGCGCCCACAGGCCAGACCGTTAAATAGACGCTTATCGAATTGTTGCCGTACGGAATAATAGTCAGTGACGAGCCGCGCAGGCGGAAACTCTCTCTGGCTGCCAGCGTGACATGCGTTGTTTCGCAGGTGGACGGGACCACGTTATCCGCGCATAGCCCTCCACCGAAACTGCTGCCTGAACTCATGGCGTCATTTAGCCAGTGACCGGACCAACCGCCGCCGCCCGCAGAAGCCTTGACATGCACCGCCCGATCGAACCAGATGTCCGCATCCAGCGTGGCGTAGTTGCCACCGGTTGGATTCACACCCCCGGTGATGATGGGGGTGATCGCGTTGGCCGTTGTCTCCAGGCCGCAGGTCATCGCGGTGCGGTACTGGCAGGACATGGCGGCGGCGAACGTGCCGACATAAGCAGTCGCCGGGGCCCACCCGGAAATGTAAATCGCGTCCTCGGGCCACTCCTGGACGGGGAGCCAATTCCCCTCCTCGTCCTGCGTCTGGAAGATGCCGACCTGGTCGGGCCATGTCCCGACAGGGTAAAACCCCATAAAGGGACCCCACATGGCATTCTGCGGGGTGACCGCGCGGATGGGGTAACAAGCCGACAGGGCCGTGGATTTTCCGAATGACTCGTTCCACGAGATCTCGGAGTTGGGGTAGTCGATGACGCCACCGGCGTACACCAGTGGAGGGGTCGTGTCCGGCCAGACCAAACCGGCACGAAACTCAAAAATAGCCGATTGCCCGCACAGGACCGGAATCACCGGTTCTCGACCGCAGCAGCAGCCTGCTCGTTGCCAGGTCATTCGGCACACTCCCCGTCCAGGCCGTTGGGCAGGCTGAACCAGTACTCCTGCTTCCAGGAGCCGCTGACGGAGAATTGAAAGAGCCGCGCCTCGACGACGACGCCGGCCACGATCGGCAAGGGCCAGAAGCGGTAGGCGTCCGTGTCCATCGAACTCATCGTCGGGCCGATGCCCAGGACCTCCGAACCGTTGGGATCCTCCATGCCGTTGAAGGCGTAGATCTCCGCGCCGGCGTCGGAGGCGTGGCCTCCGGTTACGGTGGACCATCCGCCGTAGGCCACGGCCGTTTTGCGAACCTGTACGAACGCATACTTCCATTGCGTGGTTGGGGCGGTGGCATGGCCCGTGCCGCTGCCGTTGAGGGCCGTGGCGTTTCCGATCTTGATGAGGATCGGCTCGCCGATGAGCTGGCGGAACTCGCCGCCGGTCGGGGCCCCACCGGCGGCCGGGGCATAGTCGCCCAGGCCGTCCAGCGCGGTGCGCTGGGAGACGACCTCGAGCTGCTCGCGGAGGGAATCGCTCATATCAGAGCACCTCCAAGGTCGGAGCGGCGGGCAGATCGCCTCCGGCCGGAGCGGCCGATCGGGCGACCAGCGGGGGCAGCGCCATCACCGGGCCGGCCACGCCGTCGGCGTTGACCAGGCGAAGGGCCAGGCGGACGGTCGCGCCATCAGCGAACGTTGCGGAGGGGGCCATCGTTACGAGCATCGGCCGGCCGACGGGGATCGAGGCGGTGGCCAGCGGAGAGGCCCAGGCGAACACCCCGCCGACGAGCTGCGCGAGCTGAAGCGTGCAGACGCCCACGGTGCGCCCCACGGCCAGCGTTTTGGCGCGGACCTGGACCTTGCCGGCAGCCAGGGCCAGGGCCGAGGCGGCGGCGATCGCCGGAGGGACCGCAGAGGCCAGGACGCCCTCGGCGTCCACCACGACGCGGACGATCTTGTTGGTGTTGGCCTCCTCGACGCCGGCGGCCGACACGGCACGGAGAGCGAAGTAATAGACCGTGCCCGGCGTCAAACCCGAGGGGTCCAGCACGATGCTGTGCGTACCGGCCGCGACGAACGCCACCGGCGCGGCGTAGTTGATCGCCGTTGGAAAAGCTTCGCCGCGATAGAGGTTGTAGCCGTCGACGCTCATGGGTTATCCCGTCAGCAGCTCGTCCATCGTGACCACGTCCACATCTCCGGCGGCGTATTTGGTGGCTACGTAATCCGCCAGCGTAATCATGCCCGCCGTGATGCCATGGAAAACCGGCACCAGCGTGCCGCCAAACGCGATGGCGTGGTCCACGTCGGCGGTGGTCGCGCCGGATTCGCGCAGCATCTCGTAGCGATTGGGAAAATTCAGCCCGCCGCCATTGGCGTCAGACCCGATGCGGCAGGTGCTCAGGTAGCGCCCCACGAGCATCTTTTGTGCCGCCGGTGTCCACATCCAAGTCGGGACGGCAAACACATCCGCCCCGCGACCAAGGCCCTCGTCCACCATGGCCGCGATCGCCGGGACGATCTGCTCGTCAATCGCCTGCGTCTCGGTCAGGACGGTCCAGTTGGCGGGATGGTCCCACGAATGATTGGCGATTAGGTGCCCTTGTGCGGCGTGGTCGCGAAGCTGCTGCCAGGTGAGATAGACATTTTGACCGATGGTCTGCCCGACGTATCCGGGATTGACAAATGCGGTGCCCCGCAGCCCCTTGTATCGCAGGTAGGCCAACGCCTGGCCATCCTCGGAATGCCCGTCGTCGGTCGTGATGCAGATTTTGGCCTTGGCCGGCTTGGGATACACGACCACCGAATCCACCAGGATGCTCTGCAATCTCCCGGCGTTGATATAGTCTCGCATCGTGACCTCGAACCCGATCACGTGCTCCCAGTCGGCTGTGCCGGTGATGATGATGTTCGATCCGCTGGGCCCCATGGCCGAGGTGACTTTTTGCCACGCGCCCTCCCAGTCGCGGTAGGACGATGGGAACCCGCTGCCGGGGACATACGCCTCGATCAGCGGCATCTGCAGGAAATTATTCGTATCATTGAAGAAAATCTTGAAATACGCGCGAGTCTGGTTATCGCGCCAGCTTGCCTCGCCCGTGCCCAGCAGGGCCTTGACGTTGACCTCGACGTGGTAATTGCAGACCGTCGGATCGGCGGCCGCCATCCAGTTTTTCGGCTCGGCGAACGTGCAATGCAGACCGGAGTAGGAGTTGGACGGGCTGTGCGTGAGCTTGATGGATTTGTAGGCCGTCCCAGCCGAGGTCATGCAATCGTCGTCCAGGGCCAGGGTCGCCGAATTGGTCGCCGACAACTCGCCGCCCAGAGCGTTGAAGTGCCGAACATAGATCGGATTGGCCTCGCCGTGGCGGGCGAAGCGCACGGGCGTCGGAACGCTGCGGCGGCCTACAAGCAGGTCGCCATTGGCGTCCAGGCCGGCCACGCCGCTGGCGGCGTTGATGGTCGCGCGGCGAACGCGGTTGATGGGGTAGGGTCCGCTCATGTTATCGCACCTCGACGATCAGGCCGGTGATGGCGGTGCCAGCGGTGGCGCGTTTGACGCGCACGTCGGACCCGGAGGGGATGGCCAGGGCGATGTCCTCGGCCATATCCGCCGGCAGCGTGTAGTGGGAGGTGGTCCCGCCGTCGAAACTCAGGACGCATCCGCTGTTGCCCACGAGTACTCGCAGGCGGGCGCAGGCGCGGGTGATGGGATTTGGCGAGAGTGCGGCCGAATAGCCGTCGCCCGCCGGATCGGCCAGTGCCAGGGGGATGGGCAGGCCCGTGCCCTGCTGCGCGGCCAGGATGTCCGCCAGGATCGACTCCGTAGTCCGCATGGATATTTCAGCCAGGCCGCTGTCCGTGCCGGGCATGGGCGTGATGTGGCCCGCGCCGTGATTGGCGACGGTGACCGTCGCGCCCAGCTCCGTGCTGGCGATCACGCCGGCGGCGACCAGCGGATCGGCCTGCGTCCCGACCAGGTTGGTCACGAGGGAGACGGCGGCCATCCAGTTGGCCATGGCGGCGGCGTCATCGGCCCCCAGGCCGATCGGAAGCCGCGCCCCGCCGTAGCCGCCCACGTCGGCGGTGAACTCGTACTGGAGCGTGGTCAGGCCGGTGGAGTCCAGGACCATCACATCCACCTGCTCGCCCTCGGCGATGCCGGCGATCGCCACGGCCAGTTCGGCCACGGAGCCCACCTCGCGCGGGCGGGTGGCGAGCTGACCCCCGCCGGTCACAAGGCCGGCCAGGGCGGCCAGGTGGCCGATGGCGGTGGACTGGTTGGCGGCCGTGGCCGGCGCGGCGATCAGCTTGGCCAGGATGTTGGCCAGGGCGGTGTTCGCCGTGGCCTGATGGGCGGCGTTGGCCGGATCGACCGGGACGCCGGCAGGGGTCACGGGGTTGACCAGGCTGTACTGATTTTCATTGGCACAAGTTGCGGTCATTTTTGGCAAGCTCCTTATTCAAGGTTTTTTGGCGAAGCGTCGGGTTAAGCTGCGAACGCGATCGCGCCGCTGGAGTAGATTCGGCCGTCCAGCTCGGCCAGGACATAGCGGGTGGCGTCGCCCGCGACGGTGAGGTTGAACGCCACCACGCCGGCGGCCGAGGAGATCACCTCGTAGTCCCCGTTGGCCGTCAGCTCGCGGAGCTGCGTGCCGGTGGTCAGGGCCACGGTGTTGCCGGCGGCGGACGGAGCGCCGAAATCGGCGGTCGCGATCCACAGCCGCACGCGGGCACGAGCGGCCAGCGGAGCGCCCGCCGCGTCCAACAGGGCGACGGTCACCGCGCGGACATCGCCCGCCTCGGCGGCGGCCGTGATCGATAGCGAGGGGGCCTTGGCGATCAGGCTGTTGGCCAGCCCGGCGGTCAGGGCCGACAGCGGAGCGGCCAGGGCCGCGCCGCGCAGGTCCGTAATGTCCGCATCGGCGTAGGTCCCGTCGGCGGTGACGATCGTCGCCAGCGGGACGTGCGGCGTGGTGGCGGCGGCGGGAAAGCCGTCTGTGGCCACGGTCAACACGCCGGCGGCCGTGAGGTAGATGCTGTTGGTGGCGTCGTCGGTGAGGGCCTGCGCCGTCGCCCCGACGTAACTGATGGTCGTGGCCCCATTGGCAAAGGTTCCGGCCCGGACGCCGAACGTCAATACGCCATCCCGATAGACGCGAAGGGCGCCGGCCTGGGCGAAGGCACGCTCGATCTGATGGACGAGCTTGAACAGCCACAGGTAGTGCGGCGATTGATTCATCGTGTGGTGCAGCAACTCCTGCAGGGGCGTGAGGGTTCCGTTGAGGGCCAGGAGCATTGCGTCGGATGGATAGAGTTCGGGCATCAGATCACCTCATCGGGAGAAGGTTGGAAACGGATCGTTAACGTGTCGTTCTGGGCGTCATAAACAGCCGTTGGCAGGCCGGTGATCGGTCGGGGCCCGGCGGCGTTGGCCAGCGTCACGTTGGCCGTCAGCAGCGTGGCGGCGTTGCCCTGGGCGTCGGCGGCCAGGACGGCCAGCGCATGGACGCCGTCCCGCAGGGAAAGGTCGCGGCTGATGATCTCCGCGCCGACGCCGGGGTAGCCCGCGCCCGCGCCGACGCGCCCTGCGCCCAGGCCGCCGGATCCCAGACCCGCCGGGCCCGCGCCGCAAGCGCCCAGGCCCGAACCGATCTTGCCCGAGGCGGTCGGCCAGGCGGGAATGCCCGAGACGATCGGCGAGCCGTTGTCCAGGATGCGGAACGTGCCATTGATCGGGACGGACTGGCTGGTGGGCCAGCTCAGGCGGACCGAGTTTTTTGGCAGGAGGGATGCGGGCATTAGAGCGCCCCTCCTGGCAGAACGCCGGCGAATCGATCGGTGTCCAGCGTGAGCGTCATGGACCAGGTGTCGGGCGTGAGGAAGATCGTGCGGCCCACCACGCGCGGATACTGCGGGCCGAAGTCCCAGCCCAGCGGATCGATGCCGCCGATGCGATGGCCCAGGGCGATCGGCTCGTCGGGCCACTCGATCGGAAGCGAGGCCTCGATCTGGCCATGACGCAGCGCCTCGGTGATTTTCTGACGGAGCAGCTCCAGCTCCGCGCCGTCCGCCTCGTCCGCCCAGTTGGTCAGGACGTCCGAGCATCGGCGGCGAATCTGGCCATAGGCCCCGCGATCGAACCACTGGGCCAGGGCGAAGCGCGTGACCTCGCCGTCGTCCGGCGTGGTGATCGCCATGTTGCGGTTGGGTCCGATGACGGTGCAGATGAGTCTCATCTTGACCGTGGCCGGGGCGGAGACGAGCTTGGCAAACAGATTGTCCGTGACCGGCCCGGCGGTGACGGTGAACGGGACGATGGAGGCGAGGTTCTCGCAGGTCAATCGAACGCCGATGCGGTTGGGGGCCAGCGTGTAGTCGGAGATCTCCGTCCAGGTCGTGCCGCTGTCGAACGAGACCTGGAGGATCGAGCCGCGACGGCTGTTGGCGTTGCCCGACGTGCGGCTCAGCAGCGTGCAGACGCGATACGGCATTTTCGCCCACGAGCCCTCGGCCTCCTCGGCCAGCAGGGCCAGGTCCACCTCGGGCAGATTGTAGGGGGCCATGGTGTAAAAACCGTCGGTGTTGGCGTCCCACAGGCGGCCGGCGTCTCCGTACCATTCGAACTGGCTGCCGCCCGGACAGTACCGCTCCCAGTAGGGATGCAGACGCAGGGCGGGCGTCGCGCCGCTGGCGGATGGGACGATGATGCCCGCGTCGGGCATGGCCAGGTCGTCCGGATCCCAGGCCTTGCCCAGGGGGATGACCATCTCGTAGAGCTGAGCGCCCCCGGCCAGGACCGGCGCGGTGACGGTGGAGCTGATGGAGCTGGCGATGCGGGCGCTGAAGAGGTTGGTCTGCTCCAGGTCCAGCAGCGGCCGCGTGCCGTCGGCGGCCACGGGCTGGCGCTTGAGGCGGACGAGGGTTCCGGCGCTGCGCGACTGGAGGCGAATCTGCGAGGTGGGCACGGCCTGCGAATCGCCCTGGTTATCGACTCGCTCCCAGCAATCCCAGCCGCAGCGGGCCGCCGCCGAGGCCAGGGCAGACCACAGGGGCATGCCCTCGGTGCTCACGACCAGGGCGGTCCGCGCGGGGCCGGAGGATCCTCCTTCGGCCTGCTCATAATCGGCCAGCGTCATGGAGGTGTCGTTGAGCGTCCAGGTCTCATTGCGATTGTAATGCCACATCAGGTAGTCGTAGATGTCGGCATAGCTCCAGTACACCGCGCCTGGCGCTCCGTCGGCGGTGAAGATAGGCAGCCCGCCGCGATAGCCGTTGGGGAACGCGCCGGCGATGTGCTGGTGCAGGTCGGGGTGGCGGTTGGGTCGGCCGCCGGCGTTGAACTCACAGGGCAAGCCCGAATAGAACCTCACCGACGTACCGGCTTGGTCGAGCATGTAGCGGCCGTAGACCAGGTGCTCCAGGTCGCGGGCCATTCTGTAGGCGGCGGACACGGCCGTGACGATCACGCTTTCGCTGGCGGCCCCAACGGAGGCCTCGACGTCCACCACGAAGCCGGCGAACAGGCCCAGCAGGCTTTCAGGGCTCGTTTCTCCGTCGGACAGCTCCACCACCGCGATGCGATCGTCGTAGGCGATGTGCTGCCGCCAGTCGCTCCATCGGTTGGCCCCGGCCGGGAGCATCGCCAGGTCCAGCTCGAATTTGCAGGTGTGCCAGCGAGGCGCGACGGACTCGGCAATCACCGGGTTGACCAGGCTGAAGCCCGAGTCCACCCAGGGGCCGTAGGACTCCGGGCCCACGCCGTCGGGACCCAGCGGCCGGGAGATCAGGACGGCGAAGTTTTTGGCCTCGCGGGTCAGCATTAGGCGAAAACTCCCGACAGCTCGAGCACGCGGAGCTGATAGGGCTGCCAGACGGCGTCGCCGGCGATCGAACGCAGCCGCTCGCCCAGGCGAACGTAAGACACCAGGACCAGGTAGCTGCCGCTGCGGCCCGCGTCATCCTCCCAGGCCAGGGCCGCGCCACTGGCGCAATAGGCTTCGAGGGCGTTTTCCAGGCTGGTCAGCGCCGCGTCGCTGGCGGCGGTGAGCATGGCCGGTCCGCCGTCGCGTCCGGTAATGACGCCGGCGCGTGCGGTAGAGCCCAGGACCATCCGCGCCGAGCCGACCGTGCCCGCCGTGTTGAGCATCTTGGCGTTGATCGGCAACTCCGACCAGATCCAGGTGTGGCCGCCAGGCAGCAGGCTCGAGCTATTGTCAATATGTTCGCTCATCGTGGTGCCTGCCTCACCCCGCCGGCTGGGTCCTGCATCTGGCCGTGGTAGTGCGTCCCGCCGGAATAACTATTGATATATTGGCTGACAGTCTGGCCTGATTGTCCCGCCGTTACGACGGACCGATTTTTCCCCAAGAGCATGGGGCGGTACCCTGGAGTGGTCTGAACATCTCCGAGTTGTGGATATGAACCAATCAGGTCTCGGAGTCCGGCTATGTTCTCGTCCGGATTTATCCCCGTCGATTTTCCACGTTGACTATATTGCTCCAAGTTCGTCAGAAGGTCTTCAAGGTAATTCCGTACATCCTTTGATTTCCTGGCTCGGCCTGCTTGCGTCTCCATCACCGCTACATTTTCAAGTGCTGCTTCCGCCTGGCCCGATGGGCTCATACCTGACACGATCCCCGCCGCCGAGACGCCCGAGGCGCGGAACGCCTGGGGATTGGCCGCAACATTCGCTGCCAGAACTTTCTTCCACTGCGCCGCCTGGGCCGGGGTGTAGCTTGCTAAAAACATCCGCCAGCGATGGCCCGGATCGGCCGCGCCGTTGTCCATGCCCAAAGCCAGCCAATCGGCGAAGGCGGCGACCTGGGCATCGGAGATGGTTTCACCACCGGCCTGGGCGGAGGCCATGGCGGCGGCTCCGACCTTGAGGCCCTCGGCCCCCAGGCTGGAGGTGTCGGGGCCCAGGCGGGCCGCAGAGGCCAAACGCTTCACGATGGGGCCTGGGGCCTGGGCGACGGCCCGATCGCCCCGCAGACGACGCTCGGCGGCCGACGCCTGGTCGACGGCGGTGGCGATGTCCATGTAGGCGTCGTGCTGCTCTTTCAGGGCTCGAAGGACCTCGGAGGCCTTGCGAGCCTCCTCATCCTGCGAGGCCCCGTAGGCGCGGACGCCGATGGCCACGGCGGAGATCGCCGCGCCCAGGATGCCCAGCGTCACGCCGGCCGTGGTCGCGCGGTTGACCAGCGTGCCGATCAGGTCGGCGGCCACGGCGAACTCCGGACCCAACTGCTTAAGCGAATTCAGCACGTTGACGTTGCGAATGCCGAACGAACGCATCGCCTCGGACGCCTTGGCGGCATGTTCCGTGTGCTTGGCCATGCCGACGGAGGCTGGTCCGATGGCAGAGATGACCTGACCCTCGGCGGCCGCCACGGCGTACAGCTCGTTGGCGGCCATCATGGCCCCCTCGGCCTTCACCTGGATTTTCAGTTCTTCTGCCATGTCGCCCTGCTTCGTTCTACTGTTCTACTCTCTACTCACTACTCTCTGTGCCGTCAGGCACTGACCCATTTCGTCGCCAGCGCAGCGGTGCCCGACACGTGGCCGCGAATGCCGAAGCTCGCCAGCTTGCCGCCGCCGTCCGCCTCGGGGATCTCGGCCGAGGAAAGCGGTTCGGTCCAGTCCACGCTGGTCAACGTCTCGGTGCCCGTCGAACCGTCATCGCGAAGCACGCTGAAGACACAGCCTGCCGACGTGGCCAGCTTTGCCAAAAGAGCCTTGGGGTTGTTTCCGTATACCTCGACAATCACGTCGGCGTCGGTGACTACGGACTTCTTGCCGATGTTGTCACGACGGGAGACTGGAATATAATTGATCCGGCCGAACACTACGCCGTCCACGGCCCCGCCGATCGAACAGCCCTTGCACGCGAAAATCTTGCCTGTATCTGCTGCCATGTCGTTGCTCCTGTTATTGTGTTGTTGGTCGCTTCATCTAACGGGCCTTCGCAGCGGGCCCGTTAAGCTACGTCCACATGGTTGCGAACGTGTCCTCTCCGCCCCACTCGCAGATGCCGCGAATGCCGGCCGTCGCCAGCTTGCCGCCGCCGTCGGCCTCGGGGATGTCCACCGGGGCCAAGACCTGGTCGAAGTACACGTTCTTCACCGTGTGGGTCTCCGACGCCCCGGCGCGGCCCACGACGGTGAACACGCCGTTGGCCGCCGCGTCTCCGATCAGGTCGTACAACTCGCGGGCGTTGTTGCCGTAGACCTCGATCACCAGATCCTTGTCGGTCACGACGCTCTTCTTGGCGATCGGATCGCGACGAGTGACGGTGATCGGAGTGATCTTGCCATGGGTCACGCCGGCAATCGTGCTGGCCCCGTGAGCAAATCCACCACAAGCAAAAATGCTTTCCTTACTCATTGTTGCAAGCTCCTCATAGTCGTTTGATTCATCACAGCCGTGGGCGGCTGTTCCACATTGCTACGGTTCTTCCGGCGGAGGGGGAATCAGTAACGGCCCGGAGATCCGCAGCCGATACTCCAGCACCGCGCCCACCGGGGCCTGGGCGTCCAGCGCCTTTTGCCACCAGAACGAAAATCGCGGCTGGTCGATGCTGCCCTTGGCCGTGCCGTCGGTGGGCAGCGCGTCCAACACCGCCTCCACCTGCGCCACCAGCTCGCTGATCGTCGCCGGGGCGACGGCGCCCTGGCAGCGAGTACACAACGCGATCATCACGCCGCCCGTCCACTCCCGACTAGCGGGTGAGCCGCCCTGACGATTCAGGTCGGCCATCAAGACACCGACGATCGGGACGACCGTCTCGGTCAACGGATTGATCGGACGAGTCACCACGGACCGTAGAACGCCCGTGCCGTTGGCGCTGACCAGCGTGGTCAGCTTGGTCACGATCGCTTGGAACAGGGTGTCGAGTTTGTTGCTCATTAGTTGCTGCTCCAGCTCGTGACGTACTCATCCAGCACACTCTCAAAGCCCGCCGTGCCCACCTCGATCGCCTGGGGCAACAGCTGGTCGAACCAGCCGAACGCCGGGATCGTGACGCTGGCCACCAGAACCCAATGCACGATGGGGTTGAGACCCTCGCCCATCGGCTGGATCAGCAGCGGCGGCTTGCCCGCCCGCTTGGCCAGGACCAGGCCCGGCATGTCGCGCGGACTACTGACCTGCTTGGCCTCCGGGCTGATCGGGACCGCCAGCGCCTTGGCGTGCACCGGGCGGATCGTCCCGCCGAAGTTGAGGATCGCGGCGTATTTGGCCGCCGGCGTGTTGGACGGAAACCCAAGCGCCGCCAGCGGGATGCTCTCGTCGATCATCCACCCATGCACCTGACCGGCCATGCCCTCGTTCGGACGCTGCATCGTCAGGGCCGTCTGACCGGTGACCAGCCCCTCGCGAATCGAATCGGCCCCGGCGTCGACAAATTGCAACAGGCCCTTGGCAATCGCCTCGTGCGCCTGCTCGGCAGCCACCAGGTGGCGAGCCACCATCGATTCCACCTCGGCCGGGATTTCCACCGTGACAATCATCAGACCAAGTACCTTCGATACTTTTCCAAAATCTGCTGCACGCCGGGCAGCAGGCCGCCCTCTTGCCAGTTGGCGTTGGACGATCCGGCGCCCTCGGACACGACGCCGGGATTCGCCCTGCGCTGGAACTCGTACACGGCCTGCGTCAGGCAGGCATGCTGAATGTCCGCCGGCAACGGGACCTCGCCGGCTTCCGCTTCGTAGCCCTCGGCCGCCGCCTGATCCGGCGTGGTGTAGCCGCCGGTGTAGGTCACCTGGATCGTGCCGATGCCCTGCAGAAAGTTGATGCCGATGGCGACCAGGCGGCCGGTGGCCTTGTCCGCAAAAAAATCCGTGCCCTCCACCAGCTCCACGCCGGAGTCCTCGAAGCGGCTCCAGAGAGCCTCGAGCACTTCGTCGATGGCGACGATCGGCCAGCGAGGCAGCCACAACTGCTGCGTTCCGAAATCCGGAACGCTCAGCGTGACGACTTCATCGGCCAGTTCCAGCGGACAGTTCGCGCCGTCGGGCCCTTCGCACATCGCCGAGACGGCCGACAGGATTTCTTGCAAGAGCGTGTCCTGCGTGGTGTCCTCCGCGCCGATGCCGAGTCGCGCCTTGAATGTCGCCAGTGTCGTCAGCATTTTTAGCCTGCGATTTCCTTGACGTAGTCCGTTCCAAACGCGGCGGCGTCAGAGTCGCTCATCGCGACCTGGCTGCCGGCGGCCAGGTACACGCCGCCAAAGCTGATGGCCCTCAGAACAGAATACTTCTTGGGCTTGGCCACCGTGGCGACCGGGCCCGCCGTCACGTCTGGCGTGGCAATCGATTCAGCCCCTACAGCCAGATCGGGAAGCATTTCCATCTCGGCGACATCGTTGAGATCTTGAAGCTCCTGTTTCGCCTGCTCGTTTTTCTTCGACATCGTGTTCTCCTCGTTGTTTGTTTGTTGTTCTCACCACCCGGAGGTCCGCTTGCGTCGCGGGCCTTGGGGCGGTGACCCCGGCGGCTCCGAGCCGCCGGGGCACCTGGAGAGACAGCCAAGCCTGCTCTCCTGCCACAGGATCGTTACAGAGTCACGACAGGATTCGCCGTCAGGCCCGACAGGCCCAGGATCACCCAGCCGACCGTGTCGTCCACGTACAGCAGACTGACCGTGTCGCCGGCGTCGGCAAAGACGATCGTCGCGAAACCCGTCTTGGTCGTCGGGGTCAGCGTGCCGTCGCCGCCGCCGTCCACCGCCAGCGTGATGACCAGGACCTGGCTCGGAACGCCGTTGGCCAGCGTGAGCGCCTCGGCGTCGGCCCCGGTGGTCTTGCTCACCGCCGCCTTGGTTACGGGGATTGCCAGCGTATCGGCCCCCACGGCGTTGACGCCGGAGTAGAACGTCGGCAGCGCATTGACGTAGCCGTGCGTCACGACGCAGGTCACCGAAACATTCGCCCCTCCGGCCGCCGTCAGGGCAATGGCGATGACGCGGTTATTGCTCGCCGAGGCGGTGGAGACCGCCACGGCCTTGCCCGCCGCGTCGGAGGTCAACAGGTCGCCCACGGCGATCTGGCCGCCACTGGTGACCGTGGTGATCGTCCCGGCCGGGGCGTATCGCGTGCCTACGTTGACCAGGGCCGTCACCTCACAGATTCCGACGGTTTTGTCCGTGGCGGCCGAGGCCGGGATGATCTTGCCCGCCGCCTCGAGCTTGACGATCAGACCGGCGGTCACGCCGCCGGTGCCGGCCATGGCGTTCACCGAGCCGCTATTGGGCGTGGCGGCAACGGCCGAGCGGGTAGACGGTTCGATGGCGATCAGGCCGATCATCAGGGCCGACACGGCCAGGAGGACCACAATCCACATCTTGTTCGATTTCATTTTTGCTCCTTTAGGTTCTGGTTGTCAGGGCCTACTCGGCCCTTCGTGCATCTCGCATCGTGCATCGTGAGGCTTTGCCAGGAACGTCGTGTTCTAAAAACCTCACCGGGGGGCCTGGCGGCCCCCCGATGGGCCGGTGTGCTAAAACTATGCGGCGGCCTTGGCCGTCACGATGGCCGAAGCGTCCTGCTCCTGGATGTCCACGTGGACGACGCCCTTGATGAGCGTCTGATCGCTCTCGAAGGCGGCATGCTCGGAGCGGGTGATCTCGATGTCGCGGATCATGCCCACGATGTGGCTCATGCGGAGGTTGCCAAACCAGGCGTACTTGTCCGAATTGGCGATCGTGCTAGCCGCCGGCATGCGCGGCGTGACGATGTACGGATAATCGTCGATCGTGTTGGCCTCGCCGTTGCCGCCACGCTGGTAGAGCGGCATGCCGGTAGTGCTCTTGAGGGCCCGCAACGCGCCCTTGACCGAGCCGCTCATGCCCCAGCGGCTTTCGCCCAGGGCGTAGTTGCTCAGGCCGCCGATCACGTTGGAGATGTCGATGCCGGTAAGCGTCGCCATCGTGTTGTGGCCGACGGCGGCCGTCACGGCGGCGATGGTGGTGGAGTTCATAATGCCCATGATCCCGCCGTAGGTCGCCGTGCCGTCGCCGTTGACGATGGCCTCGTCCAGGGAGCGGGCCATCTCGTAGGCGATCTCGGTGGCCAGGAAGTTGCCCAGGTCCACCAGGACGGAGCTGCGGAGGAACTCGTTGGGCAGCGCGATCAGGACGGCCAGCTTCTCGGGCGTCAGGCTGATGACGTCAAAGCCCGGGGCCGAACGGGTGATCTGGGCGGCCGAGCCGACCCAGTAGCCCGTCAGGCCGCTGGTGCGCTTGGGCATCTTGGTCGTGCCGGTGGTGACCAGCGGCAGGCGGCGGGCCTGGGTGAAGACGACGCCCTCGGCCTCCACGTTGCGGATCATCTCCGGACGAGCTTCGTCGGGGATCAGGTACCCGCCGGCGGTGCCGGGCGTGGTGGCCATGTCCTTACGGACGGAGTCGGCGATCTCGCGGACGTAGGTCGGGCAGCGTTCGGCCATGCCCCAGAGCTTAAAGGCCGAATCGGCCATGTACGCGCCGAAGCGCTTGGCGGATTCGTCATCCATGAAACCACGGCCGTCGCGAAGCATCTGCTTGCGGGCGTCCAGGCCGCCAGGGATCACGATGCCGTGGCCCCGACTGGTCAAGCCCAGCTTGCGCAGCTCGGCCAGATCCTCGGCCTGCCTGGTCGCGGCGGTCTTGACCGTGTCGAGTTCCTTGCGGAAATCGCCCACGAGCGTCTGATTGGACAGGCCCTTGGCCTCGTCGCTGGTCAGCCAGTCGGAGCAATCCTTGAGGCCCTTGCCGATGGCTTTTTCATCGCGACTCTCGGGGGGCAGGGCCATCACAGCCAGCAACGCGGTAAACAGCTTGAAGAATTTTTCCATGTTCAGCACTCCAATATCTGGTTTTGAATGAGGCGTTCACGGGCCCGTAACGACTCGTTACGCGCCCAACGTTTTGAGGCAGTCGGTGACCGCCTGGTGCAACCCCTCGCCGGCCGCCGCAGATTTTTCGGCAGGGTTCTGGCCATCCGGAAGATCATCCGAACCGATCAAAGACTCGTGATCGTCGGAGCAGTCCGTGGCGTGACTCTTGGCCGAAAAAGCCGTGTCAGGCAGCAGCGATTTGATTTCATCCACCTGGTCGACGACCAGGCTCTTGAGTTCGGTAATCTCCAGGCGAAGAGCTTCAAGCTCAACGGTCAGAGCGCCCACATCGGTGATATGGATTTGCTCGTCGATGCCCAGGCGGCTTAGGGCGTCGGGATTGCAGCCGACGGCTACCGCGGACACCTCGACCAGCTCGGATTTCGTGTGGTGGTATTTTTTGGCCGCCTTGGAACCGGAGGCCTTGGCCACGCCCTCCAGCGATCGGAAGCCCACGCTCACGGCCCGCATGTGGCCGTCGCGGTAGAGGCTCTTGTACTCGCGCCCCAGCTCGGTGTCGGCGAACTTGACCTTGCCCACGAGCTGCTGGCCGGCCGCGCCGGCTTCCAGGCCGATGGATTGGAACGAGCCGATCACGGCCGAGCGACCGTCGGCCAGCTTGTGCTGGTGGGCGGCCAGGAAGACGGGGTTGGCTTTGAACGCCGCCAGTTGCCAGCCCTCCTGCTCGATCACCTCATCGGAGCGGTCGACGGTGGCGTTGGAGCAGACGACCTCGACGTCCCAGTCGGCCTGGGCGGAGGCGTCTTTGTTGATCGTGCGGATCGTGGCAAAAATGGCCTTGTTCATTGGTCGTTTTCCTCGGTGGTTTTTTCAGACGTTTTGACCGCATCGGCCCCAACGAATTCGCTGCGCGACCAGTCGGAGGCTTTGCCAGGAGACAGGCGCCGGGCGATCTGGAGGCACTGGCAGTTGATAATTTCTTCGGGCGGGCCGGAGGGATCACGGGGGTACATCAGGGCGTAACCGTCGATCATAAAGGGCTGATCGATCGGGACGGGGGCCGAGCGGTACACGCTCTCGGCTGCCACGTGGCTGGGGCGGCGAAGGCCCGGCCCGCGCGAGTGGATCCAGATCTTGTGCGTCATGCCGCTGGCCAGGTGGCCCTCGTGGCGGGCGATCGACAGCGTCTGGCCCACGGCGTTGCGGGCCTGCATGATGGCCCGAGAACGGTTGTTGCCCATGACGCCCTGGACGCGGTCGGCAAGCTTGCGATAATCCTCTCCCGCCTCCAGGCCGGCGGAGAGCTGTCGCTTGAGCAGGGCGCGGGTGGTATCGTCGATCCGCGTTGCTACGCGAACGGTTTCACGGGAGAGGATTTCGCCCAGGCGAGGAAGGCTCATCAGCCGGCGGTACGTGGCCTCCAACTGCTCGCCGGTGATCCCCGCCTCCACCAATGCCTGGCGAAGGCCCAGGTTCGCCGAGTCGCGCAGGATGCCCGCCACGCGGACGCGCCAAGCGGCCTTGTCCTGGCTGTCGCCAAAAACCTCCAGAAGGATGCGAGCGACCAACCCTGAATCTTTGACCTCACCGCCGGGGGCGGCGGTGCCACAGGTTTTGCCAGGGGCCAGGAGATTGGCCTTCAATGCGGTCAGCAGGCGGCGCTCCTGGACGACCAGGCGTTTGCGGATGGCGGCGTTCATGGTTCGGGCCAGCGGGGCCCAGGAGGCCATCCAACTGGACCAGATGCGATCGGCCACGGACTTGCTTAGGATCGCTCCTGGGTCCGCCTGAATCGTTTTTCCGGGCTTCGGCTCGTCGGGAGTGTCGTCGGTCGGAGGCTCATCGTCCGGCTCGTCGGGCGGGGGTTTGTTGCCGACCACCTCGTTGACCGGCCCGCTTCCAAAAAGGTTGCCGCTGGCGATGTCGGCGGCGGACGCCATGCCCGTGGGCAGGAATCCGGTATCGCCCCAGGGCAGCTCGGGCATGCCCAGGTCCAGCATCGCGTTGATCGCGTTGGGCGGGTAGCCCATGCTGAAAAATTTGACCGCGGACTCCATGCGGCTCAGACGCATCTCCTGGACGACGGGCTGATCCTCGACATCGAAATAGACCGCCAGGCCCGAATCGATGCGGGAGACGATCTCCTGGATGGCCGGGATCAGGCCGTCCAGCAGCGGGAAAATCGTCTGCTGGTAATACTGTTTGAGGGCATTGCTCGTGTAGGCCGAGCTGTCCCCGGCGGCGTCCACCCAGCCGGCCACGGCGGGCGGAACGCCGTAGAGGCAGCAAATCTCCAGGCGGTTCGTCTTTTTCCCCTGGTCAAACTGTAAGTCGGAGAACGTCGTCTGGTAGGGCGTGGCGGTGGCCCCGCCCTCCAGGACCAGCTCGCGGCGGGCGTTGGCCGGGCCGCCGTGACGCTGACGCAGGGCGGCCTTGAACTGATCTCGCTGCGGATCGCTCAGGCGGCCGGGGAAACTGATCGTCATGCCCGGCTCGGCGTTGTTGCCGAACGCCGAGGCGTTGAACAGGCTGGCGGCGTACTCTGTGGCGATCGCCAGGCGGCCGGGCATCGAAGGCGCCACGGCGTCGTAGGGATTTTCCGAGTCGCTCCAGAGGTGGAAATACTTGACCTCGTCGGGCGTGAAGGCCAGTTCACGGCCGCTCTTGGGAGCGCGGTACTGGTAGCCCATCAGGATGGGCAGGCCCCGCTCGTCGGAGGCGAACACCGGCGTGATGTGGCGGCCCGATACGACGTGCATCTCGGAGGGTTTTTGCGTCAGGCCCTGCAGATCCGTCAGGAGGATGGCGGCCTTGCCGGCCAGCAGGTAATGGCCCACCAGGGCGCGGATGAACTCCGGCCAGTCCTGGTAGCGGTTGGGTCGGGCCAGCAGATCATACGCCTCGCCGCTCTCCACCATCTCGCCGTCGGCGGCCTTGCCAACACAGATAGCTTTGCGTCCATGGACCGGACGCAGGGACCTCGCCTTGACCCGTCGGAACGTGGGCCATTTTTGGCCAGAAGATTTCGCCGACAGCGTCACGCCGTCGGAGGCGGTCATCAGACGCAGCGGGATCCCGGCGGCGGTTTTCTGGATCTCGCTGACACAACGATAGACCCACAGGCTCTGCTGGTAGGGACTGAGCGGCTCGACCAGCGTGGGGCCCGAGGCCGGAGAGTCGCCCGTCATGAAGGCCCGCGCGGCGGCCGTCAGGGGAAGGTCCTTCTGGGCCTCGGCCAGGGGCGCGGCCAGCATGTCCGCGCTGCCGACGGCGGAGATCGCCGAGCAGAAGCTCCAGACACCCAGGCTCGCCGTCACGTTGTCCATTGGTTGGGTCATTGATCTCTCACGCCACCCACAGGTATCCGGCGTCCGCCTCGATCCGCACGGCGCGGCGGGCCAGGGCCAGGCTGTAGGCGATGTCGCAGTGGCTATCGGCCAGCAGCGGGTTGGAGCCCTCGATCAGCCGCATGGAGCTGCCCGCCTCCATCTGCAGGGCGTACAGGTCGGTGGCGATGAATTTGTGCGGGCCGTTAATGTCAGGGATCGACTGGTCGCCGTCGTCAAAGGCCGTGCGGAGCAGCGAGCCCATCTCCCGCTTGCTGGCGGCGGTGAACGTCACGCCCTCCCAGCGGCCGGGGTATTTTTGGCAAAGCGTTTCGTTGGAGTCCATGCCCAGGCCGGTGGCGTCGCCGCAGCCGACGGCCCCGTCGCAGGCATCCATCAGCGCGGAGATCACGCTGCGCTGCAGGGCAAAGCTGCACTCCTGCATCAGGACCAGCGTGCGGAGCGACCGCTTACCGCCTGGCAAGACGTTGTTTACCCACACTGACGAAAAGTTCTTGTGTCTGGCCACGTCCCAGCCGATCTCGTGGCGATCGGCCCCAGCGAACATTCGGGCCAGCGCCGCGACGTCCAGGCCGCTGTCGTTGGACAGGCGGATGACATCGATCGGAAGCCCCTTTTGCCAAGGCCGTTCCCCGGCCGCCATCAGGGCGGCCCACTTGAGCAGGGCCTCCAGGTCGCCGGTGAACTGGCAGAGATATTCCCGCTGCCAGCCGATCTCGTCGCCGTAGAGTTTTCGGAAGGCCTCGATCGTGGTCGGCCGGCCGTTCTGGTCCGTGAGCACCAGGCCGTCGGCCACCGCCCGGTGGATGTCCACCTGGTGGACGCTGTACGTGGCGGGATCGTTGCACAGCTCGAAGAACTTGGTGTTCTTCCCGCGAGGCGTGGAGATCGCGATGACGCGGAATCCCCGCGTGCTCAGCGGGAACACCACGCGCCAATGATCGTAGCCGCCGTTGGGGAACAGGCCGAACTCGGTCAGGATCACGTTGCCCGTCAGGCCGGCCAGCGTGTCGGGATTGCGGCCGGGCAAGGCCACGACCTTGCCGCCGCCGGGCAGGTGCAGCGTGCGAGCCTGGCAGCGGAACGACTGGTCGATCGCCGCGTCGTGCTCGACGTACTCGGCGGACACTTCCTCGCTCACCGAGCCGGACAGATGGAGGGCCCTTCGCAAGGATTCGGCGATGGCTTTGGCCTTGGCGAACGTCTCGTCCGCCTGGCGCTGCGTGATGGAGACGATGTACCAGGCCTGGCCGGTCCGAAGCGCGTGGTCGACGGCCTTGGCGGCCGTGGTGAAGTCCTTGCCCGCCTGGCGGCACCAGAGGCCCACCAGCACGCGGGCATCGTCGCGGAAAAACGCCTGCTGGTAGGGCAGGAGTCGAATCACCGAGTTGGCCTGGCTGTCGCTCATGTCAGCTCACCGCCGCGCCGAACACGGCCTGGCGAATCTGGTTAATCTGGTCGGGCGACAGACGCCCGTCGCCGGTGGTGGACTGCGCCTTTTTGCATTCGGCGGAGAACTTCTTCGCCGCGTCCTGGAGGGCCTTCCTCCGCGCGTCGGTGAATGCCGAATCGCTATGCGTCTTTTTCAAGCGGCTGAGCGAGTCGATCAGGTCCAGCGTCTGGGCGGCGGTCAGGTCCTGAAGGTTGCTGCTGGGCAGCGCGGTCAGCGCCTCGAACAGCCGCTGGCCGGCCACCAGCGTCCCGCCGGCCAGCAGATCGTCCAGGCCCATCTCCTTGGCGGCCAGGACCACCGCGCGGGCCTTCTCCGCCGAGGCGTGGATCTGCTGCTCGCGGGCCAGCAAGTGCGTACGGTTGCGGTCGATGGACGATCGGCCCACGCGGCAGCCGATCGACTTCATCCAGCCGTGGACCTGGTCCAGGCTGTAGGTCTGCACGTCGCGGAGCATCCGCTCGTACTGGGCCCAGTACCCGTCGCGGATCGCGCGGGCGGCGTCGTCACCCTCCACCGACTGGGGCGTGAGAACGGCCTCGCCGATCCCGGCCTCGCGGCCGGCGATCAAAGCCAACTCCTCATATGCCTTGAACCTTGAATTTTTCATGGATGGAGTCTCGTACATCGACCAGCGTGTGCGACTTCCGAGCTACGCCAGCTTCTGGCTGCCGGTGAACTCGTCGATCTTGTTCCAGGGGCAGCCGGCGCGGTGGAAGTCGCGACCCTTGGCCGTGCAGCGATACGCCCGGACGTGGGCCGGGCCGATCTCGCCGGGGGCGTCGATCGACTCGACCAGGCCGCGATCCAGCAGCTCGGCCAGCTCCACGTCGATCGCCTCGACCGAGTAGGGAATCTGCCCGGTGCTCAGACCCTCGTAGAGGTGGCGGGCGACCACGGCGATGCCGGGATTGGCCCGGAACGTGTTGTACAGGATCCGCAGGATCGTCTCGCGAATGCAGCGGGAGCGGATGGTGGCGGCGTCAATCGTCGTCATTGTTTGCACCTTCCGGCGGATGCCGAATTCCAAATGTTTTCCGCTAATTCCATGGAGTTCACTTACTCTTTGCCTTGTTCCATGCCGCGCAGCTCCGCCAGGCTGGTGGCCAGCTTGGTGACGCGGTCGTGGACCTGGGCGATCTGGCGATTGGACTGCTCGGCCATCTCATCCAGCCGGTCCAGCAGGCGCTGGTACTGGGTGATCTGGTCGGAGGTCAGGCGGGAGATGTCGGCTCGGGTGGAAAACTGGTACGCGGCCCTTAGCTCGCACTGGGTCCGCTCGTTGGCCAGGTGGGCCAGCCGCTCGGAGTGCAGGGCCACGGCGTCGTCGAGCTTGTCCACGCGGGAGGTGAGCCCCTTGAGCTGGCTCTTTAGCACGGCCAGCGTGACGGCGGAGGTGACCAGGGCGACCAGGCCGGTGGTGATGAGTTTTTCCGCGATCGATTCGACGGTGATCGCGGCCAGACCTGGCATCCCTGCGACGATCGAAAAGAGCATCCGTGCCCCTTTGTTCAGTGATCCGTGTCGTACCGGTACTTCGATGGCGGACAGGATAGGGGCGCGGCGGGATGCGCGTCAAGCAAAAGTTACCGTTGAGAACAAATTTATTTTACCGCTGCGTTTGGTCACGACGGGGAAGTCGTCGGAGCAGGATCGCCCCGATGGCGACCAGGGCCAGGAGGACCAACCAGAGCAGGGCCGCCACGATCTGTCCCAAGTGCGTCATGGCGCGGAGATGCACATCGAGATAGGCCGGATCGTCCGTAAAACTTTGAGTGGGGAAATAGAACACACTCCAGATCATCAGCGAGATCAGGCCAGGAACGGCGAATAAACACAGAAGGAGCAGGTAGGTATTTCGTATTTCATGGTCTAGCCTTGCCGTTGGCGGCCTCGACCACCGCTCTTGCATCACTGTGCGGTGTTTTATCAGTTCTTCGTGAACCTTTGGATCAATTGGCATGGTTATTTCTCCTTGCTGGCAGAGGGTACGATGCGGGGCAGCCACTTGGCCAGAAGGCAGCCGATGACCACCAGGACCAGGAGCACCAGGGCGATCAGGACGCGGACGTTCAGGACGGCCACGGCCTGCTCGCTGGCCATCACGACCAGGAGAAGGATCACGGCGGCGACGATCAATGTGCCTCGAAAAATCCCGGAGAAGAGGGCCTTGTCCTGTTCGGAGAAGTCGGGGCGATCGGCAAAAGTCCGTTGTTCTTCTTGTAGTTCCTCTGGCGGGATCCGCTGGTAGAGAGCCGGATCAAGACGGGCTGTGGTGGCTTCGTAGCTGTTCTGGTCAACCCTGTCGCTTTCCATCGTGTTTCCCCTTTGTTTTCGAGCGAATCCGTTGAGGTATCGACTCGCTCTCCTTGCCATTCTTCTGCCGCTGCGGGATGGGACGTTCCAGAACGAACTTCAGGAAGTCTTCCAGCGTTGAACTCGCCACGGCCTGGCTGACCTGCTGGGCAAAGCCCATCTCCGCCAGCTTGTCCTGGCCCATGCGGCGGGCCAGGGCCTCGGCCAAGGTCTTCTGATCGTAGACATCCAACGGATGAATTCCGAGAAGAAACTCGTCGGCAGAAAGCCCATGCCCCTTTGCGCAGTGAAGCAGGTGAAGCAACGTGTTGATCGGGATCTGCGACAGGTTCCCACGTTCCAGCTTGGAGATGGTGAGCCTTCCTCCCGATCCAAGCAATTCTGCAAACTGGGCTTGATCCATCCCAAGTCGCGCGCGGAGCGTGCGGACCTGGTGTCCAAACCAGAGGATCCACGCACGTTCTGTTGGGCCTAGTGACATAATGAATCGCGATGCAAAATATTTTTACAATTAGGTGGATTGTCCTTGATGGATTATCCGATAATTGTATTGTTACCGTTAGATGCATATGTTCCACGGACATTAACAATGACACATATCGCTAAAAAAACTTTACGGCACAACGGCAAAACCGTCAAGGCCCAAATCATATTGGCCGGCGTCGCGATGGGCGAACTAGCCGACGCGGCGGGCGTCCATCAGAGCACGCTATCCAACTGTCTGGCCGGCCGCTCGCGAAATCTGGCCATGCAGATCAAGCTGTGGCGCGCGTTCGCCAAACTGTCCGGAAGCCGCGCGACGCTTCGGGAGTTCTGGGGCGACCTTCTGAACGACGAAGTGGGCGCTGCTGTGATTACTACGAAAACCCCGAGCAAAAAACTTTCCAAAGCAGGACGCTCGGCCTGCGAAAAATGCCCCAAGCCACAGGAGACCAAGCCATGACGCAGGCCGCCACAGGAACGCAGACGCACGCCGGGCAGTACGTGCCCGTCGGACAATCGCACAAGGTCGTCAACGGAACCATCTACGATCGCGGAGAGCTGCGCTGCGGCCGACTGGTCGTGACGTTCGTCCACGGCCGCCTCCTGATCCATGGCCCCGGCGTGCACCTGGCCCTGACGCCGATGGGCCGTGGCGAGCTGGGAGCGGTCCGATTCCTCTCCCTAAGCGACGCGGATCATCCCGTTCGGGTCGGGATGGCCCCGGACCTGTGCGACATGGGCACGCTGGGCCAGGACGACGAGAGGCCGCTGGTGAGCATCGGCCAGGGACCGTTCGCCACGAACGTGCACAACGAAGACATCCTTTCGGCTTAGCGGTGAGCCATGTTGCCCATCCCTATACAACATAATGTGTCGTCGCCCACGGACGGCTCTGCATCGACTGGGGCATGGATGCCCCTGGCGCAGGCGGCGGCGGTGCTGGGCCTGTCGCATCGACACGTGCGGCGGATGTGCCAGAGCGGCACGCTCGTCGCCACGATGGTGGACGGGGAATACCAGATCGACCCGACTTCCCACCCCACGCTGCGGGTCGCTGCCGGCGATACCGCCGCCCTGGTCACCACCGATTCTCCGCTGGCCGGCCTGACCGCCGCCAAGCGCCAGACGATGCTCCAACGCTACGAGATCCTCCAGCAGTACCAGGCCGCGATGGCGCACAAGCCCGCCAATCAGCCTGCTAAAAAATACGCCGCCGCCTGGCTGGAGCTGCTGGCCGCCCGCAGCGGAACCCGCGTCAGCTACAGCACCATCCTGCAGTGGTCCGCCCGGTTCGACGACCAGGGCGTCAGCGGCCTGGTCGACGGCCGACGATTTTCGGGAAGCGTCTCGGTCAGCGCCGAGGCGTGGGAACTGTTTAAAGGGCTGTACCTATCTCAGAACCGGCCGCAGGCGTCCCTGATCTGGGAAGAGGTCGCCGCCCACGCCCAACGCGAGGGGTGGCAGTGGCCGGGCCTCCGCACGATCCAGCGATGGGCCCGCGAACGACTCGATCCCAAGCTGGCGCTGGCGGGCCGCGATCCCAAGAAATTCCGCGACCGCTGCGTGGCCACGGCCGTCCGCGACTGGTCGCAAGTGCCCGCCATGGGCTGCTGGGTGGCGGATCACCGGCAGTTCGACGTGTTTTTGCCACGGCCTGTCTGGGACGAGAAGAAGACCCGGACGATCTACAAATGGTACAAGCCCTGGGTCACCGCGTTCCTCGACGCGCGGACCTGGATGCCGGTGGCCTGGACCATCTCCTTCGACGCGCCCGACGGCAACCGCGTGATGGCGACGTTCGTGCGCGGGGTGATTCAGCATGGCAAGCCCGCCCACCTGTATCTGGACAACGGCAAAGATTTCCGCATGCGCCAGTTCGCCGGCGGGCGCAGCCGACCGGCCAAGCCCGGCGAGAAGATCGTGGCCGAGACGATCGTCCGGCCGTTGCTCAAAACGCTGGGCGTGGAATCGACCTTCGCCATGCCGTTCAACGCGCGGGCCAAGGTCATCGAGAATTGGTTCCGCCTGGTCAGCGAACGGTTCGATCGAACCTTCGCCACCTACGCGGGCAACAAGGCGTCGGTTAATCGGCCCGAGCGGATGATGGGCTGCGGCCCGGATCGCAAGAGTTCCCTCCACGGCAAGGCGGCCGAACTCTTCCAGGCCGGCCTGACGATCGAGGCGTTTACCAAAACGTTTAACGCCTGGGTCACGACCGATTACGCGCTGAGGGAAAGCCCCGCCCCGAGCTGCAACGGACTGTCCACGATCCGCGCGTTCCACGAATTACGGGGCGATGCCTGGCAAGCCAGCCGGCCCAGCGAGGCGGACCTGGCGTTGCTGCTCATGCGGAGCGTCAGCGTCCGCGTGGAGGCCAACGGGATCTACGTCCGGCCGTTCGGACAATATTACTGGTCCGACGAGCTGGAGGACCGCCGCTGCGGATCGGGCCGCGACGAGCGCCGCAAGGTCTCCTACCGCTACGATCCCGACGACGCCAGCAGGATCTATGTGTTCGACGGACAGAGCGACGTCTACCTGTGCCTGGCCACGCCCTACGTGGGCTCGGGCATGCACCCGCTGGCCCGGACCAGCGGCAACGCCCAGGACAGCGAGCAGCTCGCCGATCAGATTGCGCTCAGCCGCCGCCTTCAAAAGCACACCAAGCAGGAACTGTCCGCCCTGCGGCGGTTCGCGGGCAACGCGATCCTGGCCGACCGGGCCGACGGGGCGCGGGTCCTGGGCCGGATCGACGAGGCCGCCCGAACCAGCGACCTGGTCGCCGCCGCCACGCCCCCGGCCATCCTCCAACTGCCCGACCTGCAGATCGCCAAGGCGGCGCAGGACGGAATCAAACATCGGTCCGATCAACAGCGATCGGAAAGGGCGATGAGCGCCCGCGACTTCTTTGCCAACGCCACTTGCAAAAAAACCGGCACGGACGGGACCGTAGGTTCCGCCCAAAGCGATGAGACACGGAGCGTCTCGCCGCTCGATCTGCTCCCCATGGACGGGACCCTCTGCCAAGAAACTCAACCACAGGGAGAACGCCATGATGACGCCGCTGGAACTGCTCCGCAGGATGACTGACATGGATGTGCCACAGGACAATGCCGTAGCCCTTAGCAGCGCGCAACGATCGGAGATCCTCGCGGCGCTGCTGGAATGGGAGGCCGCTGACGGCCTGAAGATCTCGCAGATGGCGCGAATCCTGGGCTGCTCGCCCAGCGTCTACAGCCAGATCCGACAGGGCAAGTACGCCGGAAGCACCGACCGCTATCTTCGATCAGCCGCCAAGGTCCTGGCCGAGCGGGCCCAGCGGTCGGTCATCCCCGACAGTGAGTGGGTGGCCACCGCCGACGGCGTCAATATCCATCGCGTCTGCCTGCGGGCCTGGCGAATGCCCTGCATGGCCAAGGTGATCCTGGACTCGGGCTCCGGAAAAACCGCCGCCCTGGTGGAGTTCGCCCGCACGCAAGGCGACCGAGTCCGCTACCTCCAGGCGGGCGAGGCGTGCAGCTCCAAGGTGGGGTTCGTGGCCGAGCTGGCGCGGGTGATGCGCGTTCCGATCCTGTCACGCCAGTCGATGACCTGGATCTATTTCGCCGTCCGCGACAAGCTGGCGGCATTCTATCAGGAGGGCAAGGCCTCGCCCATCCTGCTGATCGTCGATGAGGCCACCACGCTGCATCCCGGCTGCCTAAACATCCTGCGCAATCTTCATGACGATCCGAACTGCCGCCTGGCGGTCGTCCTGGCCGACACGCGGAGGTTGGACGTGGAGCTGTCCGCCCGCAGCGGGATCGCCGGCGGATTCGAGCAGCTCCGCAGCCGATTCGGCGCTGTGTACGCCCCGGCCCCAGACCGTCGGACCTCCGACAAGGACGTCCGCGCCGTGGCGCATAGCCTTCTGGCCAGCCTGGGCGTGCAGATGACGCTGAACGCCGACGCGATCAAGTACCTGACGCGCCTGGCCAACGAGCCGGGCCGCCTTCGCAACGTGACCTACCGGCTCCAGACAGTTCACGACCTGGCCGACGCGGCCGGGATTTCACCCTGCTACAGCGTGGCCGAGCTGGACTACGTGGCTGAGCTGGTCGGGGCCCGAAGCGATATGGTGCATCAGCACGTGCCCTTCGGCAACAGCCGCAAACAGACAGCGGCGGTCGAGCGGGCGGCGGCGGATATGCGTCATCTTTCCCAAACAGCCGGTGCCGCATGAAGATCACCACCCGACGCGTGACGTGCCCCCAGTGCGGGATGAGCTACGAAGCCGACAGCACCGCCGCGCTGATCCAATGCGGCGTCTGCCATCATGAGTTTTTACCCAACGGCCAATCCTCCGGCCGGGCCACCGTGGCGTCCAGCCCGATCGACTCGCCGCTCCTGCAGGAGGCCCAATAATGGCGCGGCCCCTCAATGACATGGAGCGAGGCCAGGTCTACGGAGCGACGGCCAGCCTCAAGGCACTGGACAATGACATCTCCTGGGCGGCGCAAAACTGCCCCGCACTGGGTACGTCCAAGCGGATCGCCTCGGCGCTTTCACACATCCGATCGGCAAGGCTGGCCCTTCTCGAATTGCTGACCGAAGGCGTCAGCGAACGCAGAGCAAAAAAGGAGGCCAGCGAATCATGAGCTCCTTCACCGAAACGATTGAGTACAAGGCCCGCGCCGTGA